GCGGTCAGAGTTTGAAATTCGGAGAGCTTCTTTACCATTTCTCCATAGACGAATTGTTCAAACTCCGCCGTCCGAAGCGTCCCGCAGCCCTCACAGCTTTTGTTGTCGGCACGCTTGGAGCAGCGAAGATACTGCGTTCCTGTCGGATTGCCTACGCTCATAAGGGCATACCCGCACCGCCCACACTTGATTTTTCCGGCCAGCCAGGTATTCCGAGCCTTGCGCCCGCCCTGGAACGTGATATTTGCTAACAGCTTTTTCCTGCACCGCAGCCAGGTATCAGCAGGGACAATGCCCTCGCTGGGGGCCAGCACAAGGATTTGTCCCCGCAGGTCCTTGTTTTTTCGTTCCTGCACGTCCCGGCCCTGGTAGAGATAGCAGCCATTTGTTCCGGCGAAGTCCGCCGCGTCATTGACTACCACCGCACCCTGGCCCTTGAAAAACTCGTACAGTTCCAAGTCAGCCTGGGCGTAAATCGGATTGCGGAGCAGTTGGGAGATAAAGCCCCGTTTCAACTCCTTGCCGTAAATCAGGATATTGTTTTCAGCAAAGTACCGGGCAATATCTCCGAATGACATGGACGGTTCGGCGTACATCTCGAACATCAACCGGGCGATGTTTGCTGTGGCAGGGTCCGGGATCATCATTTTCGTCCGTATGCCTTGGATGGTGGTGGGCTCCAGCTTAAAGCCGAACGGGGCCGCGCCACTCATGTGGAAGCCCCTTTGACACCGGGAATAGTAAGCGTCGGTCACCCGCTTCTGGATTGTCTCGCGCTCCAGTTGGGCAAACACAATGCAGATATTCAGCATGGCCCGGCCCATTGGTGTGGAGGTATCAAACTTTTCCGTGGAGGAAACGAACTCCACGTTGTATTCCTGGAACAACTCCATCATGGTGGCGAAGTCCAGAATAGAGCGGCTGATACGGTCCAACTTGTAAACCACAACCCGGCGAATTAAGCCTTGCCTGATGTCAGCTAAAAGCTCCTGGAATTTTGGCCTGTCCGTATTCTTCCCGGAGTAGCCCTTATCCGCCAATGTCAAGCACGGAACAAAAATTAAATGTAAATAAACTATGAACACTTCCGAATGGTTTCAACTGCGGGACTACTCGACCTCAGTATCAAAACACTTGGCATATCTGCTAATTAAATCTTCCAGCGCGGTGTGCCCGTTCTCGCAAAGTCGGTTCAGGTTTGTTTCATTTACAATGCCGGTGTCGTGAATCAGAATACCCAGCAGCCGAAGGGCTTCAAAAACCGCTCGTCTGTAATGGTACTCCATTTCACGTCGGTACAGCCACCGGAGATTTCCGTTACAATCTCCCGAATGTTTTTGAGCGTCTACCATTAGGCTGAGTGATGCGAGGATACTGCAAACCCGGTCCTGATAGGCGGCTTCTGTCGTATCGGCAAATCTAATATCCATGGTATTTCACCCCAATTTTATACGGATTAAGGGCCTCTCCGTCCAAGTTCTTGGATGGAGAGGCCCCTGCTTGGGACTATCTGTAATCTGTCCTGCTTGTGTTCACCAACTCACGCAGTATCTCGGTGGCCGTCTGTGGCACAGCGCCGTCAGCACAGACCACCTCAACAAACTGATCTTCCAGCCAGCGCAGATAAGCGTCCGTCCTTCCAACATCCCGCCCCAAGCGGGAGAGGTCTGCTACCAGCAGAAGGTCTATTTTCCCATCAGCCACCGCACCGGAAACCTCGGCCAACCCACGGCGGGAGAAGTCTAACCCGCTGGCCTGTTCAGCAGTCGTGCCCACAACCTTAAAACCGTGCGCTTCCGCATATGCCTCCAGACTGGCCTGTTGAGCCGCCAGCGCGTGTGCGTCAGGGTGTGCGACCCTGCAATAAATCCAGGCTCTTTTATTCTCCATCCTGATGATCTCCTTGCAAATCAAGTATCAGCTTTTTCAGCTCGTCCCGGTAATTCCAGACGGTTTCAATTCGCCCGCCAGGGTGGATGTGGACCTCTTTCAAAACATCCGCCACAATCTCATCGGTAATTTCCTCTACCTCCTGATACTTTCCAAAGGCAGAAACAAAACCGTTCCGCAAGCTACCGTCCGTGTCCATATTCTCCAGCGAGGCCTCCAACTCGGTGATCTGGACAGCGGCATCGTCCCGCTGTTTTGCGGCGGCGGCTTTTGCGGTGAGATATTCCGCCTTGCTGATCTCGCCCAATGCAAAGGATTCATAGAGGCCGCTGACCTGCTGGGAAAGCCGCTGGTGTTTCTCCCGCAGTCCCGCGAGTTTTTTCCTCGTGGCGGTAATATCCTTTTTCCGGCCCTGGCACTGTTCCTCCCATAACCGTCTCAGTTCCACCGCTATCAACGCCTGCATACGAAGCCCTTCGGACACAGTATCCAGAACGTCCGCTTCGGGTATCCTCACCCTGCAAGTATAGGCGGAATTCATGCGAGAAGTACGGCACACGAAATACGGCGCTGACCCCTGTACCCGACTCATGGCATAGCCGCAGGTTGCACAGCGGACTTTCTTCTGCAAGGGATGCCTATGATTTTTGACCGCTCCGCATTCCAAGGCTCGTATTGCCGCTTGTGCGCGGTCAAATTCTTCCTGAGTAACAATACCCTCATGGGTATCGTCTACAACTATCCAGTCCTCACGGTCAACCCGAACCACATGGGCATGACCGATCCGGTCACGAGTATGCTTCCCATAGACAACCCTGCCCACATACCGTTCATCCCGCAGGATGCCATAAATCAGACCGCCCGTCCAAAAGTTTTCGTCAAACAGATTGTTCCATTTGGTGCGGGTACACCCAGCCGCCCGCTTGTAAAGCATGGGAGTAGGTACGCCCTCCGCGTTGAGCTGCCGTGCAAGCTGTTCCTTCCTCTGGCCGTCCGCCGTCATGCGAAAAATACGCCGCACCGTCTCCGCCGCCTCCGGGTCTATCACAAGGCGGCTTCTGTCAGCCGGGTCCTTGACGTAACCATAGGGAGCAAAAGGGGAAAGAAAGTCTCCCTGCTGGGCGCGGAAACGCTTTGCGCTCCGCACCTTCCGGGACAGGTCCCGGCTGTATAGGTCGTATATGAGGGCCTTAAAGGAGGTTTCCAGGCTGTCAATATCGGCTGGCCGGATGCTGTCAAAGCCATCATTGACGGCGATAAACCGCACTCCCAGGAAGGGGAATACGCTGGAAATGTAGTTGCCGACTGTAAGATAATCACGGCCAAACCGGGATAAATCCTTCACCACGATACATTGGATTTTCCCCGCCCGCACCTGGGCGATCATTGCTTGAAAGCCGGGACGCTCGAAGTTTTTGCCGCTCCATCCGTCATCACAGAACTCGACTACATGGGAATCCGCCAATTCCGGGGTGCGGCTGATAACAGCGTCCAGCAGGTTTCTCTGGTTCGTGACGCTGTTGGATTCGATCTTCCCGTCTTTTCCTAAATCAACGTCCTCAGCAGACAACCGGATGTATTTAGCGGTCACGCCGGTCATGCGGACACCGCCTCTCCCTCTGCCGCCAGCAGCCGGAGCAGGGCATTGTATTCATCCCGGTAACGCAAAGTGATGGATACATGATTCTCTGCGTCAATTTCTACCCGCTCAATCAGGGCGTGGGCCATATCCGCCGTCAACGCCTGTTCTTCCCGGAACTGGCCGCAGGCGGTGAGCCAGGGGTTTTCCATGGTCTGCTGGCGTTCGTCCTTCTGCCGCTGTTCCAGCTCATCCAACCGGGCCTGCGCCCTTTCCATATCGGAGCGGTACTGCCGCTTCATTTCCGTGTATTCCCGCTCTGACATCAGTTTATCAGCGTAATTCTGATACAAGCTGTCATAGAGCATTTCCGCACGGCTTAGGGCCTGCCTTGCAGCAGCGATCTCCCGCTTGACAGCCGCCTCCCGACCCGCCGCTTTTGCTGATGTGCTGTACTGGCGCACCAACTTATCCAAATCCCCAGCCAGTGCGATCTCCTGCTGTAACGTGTCCCAAAGAAGCTCAATCAGCTTCGTCTCATGGAAATACTTCTTTGGGCAGGAAGCAAGATCATTGGAGTGGGTCTGGCAGATGTAAACATAGTAGCGTCTCCCGATACTGCTGTTCACGTTTTTATATCTCACCAGGGGCCGCTTGCAGTCCGCGCAGTAGACCAGCTTTCGGAGAATATTGGGTGTTGCACCCAATCCGTCATATTTTCCCTCTCGCGCATGATAGGTGCTTTTGGCGTCCTCTGCCATCCGCTGAACCGCTTGAAAGGTTTCTTCATCCACCAGAGGTTCATGGGTATTGCGGACGATAATCCACTCGGATTTTGGTACACGGCAGGTCTTTCTGCCCTCAGAAAGCCCGGAGCGTTTCCTTCCCTGCACCATATGACCCAGGTAAACCTCGCTGGACAGTATGTTTTTAACGGAGCATACGTTCCAAATCGCGTTGGCATATCGTTCGGATTTTGAATTACCTTTCAAATAGTGATAGCGGCCAGGAGAGGGGATATTCCGCTCGTTCAGCTTCCGGGCAATATTCTGATAGCTTATGCCGGAGAGCCGCCATTGAAAGATTTCTCGAATCACGGGCGCAATTTCCGGGTCTGGCTCAATGCGGTGGTAATCGTCGGCGCATTTCTGATAACCGTAAATCGCCCAGTTACCGATAAACTCCCCGTTCCGCTGTTTTGCCGCGAATACAGGCAGCAGCTTCCTGGAAATGTCCTTGCTGTAAACCTCGTTGATGATATTTTTCAGCGGCACAATATAGCCGTCCTGGGACCGTTCAGCAGTCAGCGTATCAAAATTATCGTTGACAGCAATAAACCGCACATCCAGAAGTGGGAAAATCCGTTCCAGATAGTTGCCGGTTTCCCGGTAGTTACGGCCAAACCGGGATAAATCCTTGACCACAATGCAGTCCACTTTCCCGGCCCGCACATCCTCCATCAGCCGTTCAAACTCCGGGCGGTCGAAGTTGGTCCCTGTCCGTCCGTTGTCGCAGTAGAGGTCGTAGACCTGCATATCTGGCTGGCTGTCAATGTAGCTCTGAATCAATTCCCGCTGATTGATGATCGTATCCGCTCCGGGCTTTCCGCTGTCCTCCACCGACAGCCGGACATAGCCGCCCGCCTGATATACCCGCTTGGGCTTTTCTGCGGGGGCCGCTACCGGCAGAATGGGATTGACCTTGCGTTTCGTCCTCGCCACCTCAGACCGCCTCCCTTCCGGGAAGGACCGTTTGCCGGAGTAAATCTGTCTGCCACTGAAATTCATCGTGCCAGCGGTAGACAATCTCAACCCTGCGATCACGGAAAATCAGGATGCGCTCAATCAAAGAAACAATCATCGTGCGGTCCAGAGCGTCAATGTTCCGGTACTTGCGAAACTGCTCTATCCAGTCCCGGCCCTCAGAGAGATTGCCCATTTCCCGGTTCATTTCCTCTTGAATGGCCTCGGCCTGTTCCTCTGCCTCGGCGCGGCGGCGGGAGTAGGTCCTTTTCAAGTCTTGGTATTCGTCCCGGTCGATCACGCCGTCAGCAAGGCTTTCATAGAGGGAGCGCAAAAGGGCCTGATTGCGGTCGATTTCTTCCCGCTTCTTCTCCAAACGGCCTTGGAGCTTCCGCACACCCGCCTGCTGAAGTTGGGCCGTGTCGGTCAGCTCCAGCAAATCAGAGAGGTCGATCACGTCCTGAATGTGCTTTTTCAAAGCCTCCAATACAATCTCGTTCAGCACCTCCACCCGCAGGGAGTGAGCAAAGCAGCTCTTTTCGTTCTTGTGGGCAGCGCAGACGTAATAGACATACTTCTTCTTGCCGGAGGAAACCGTCTTGCGAATCATGGCCCCGCCGCACTCGCCGCAGTTCACCATACCGGAAAACTGTTCTACCGCCCTGCCGCTGACACTGGTGCGGGTGTCCAGGGCAAGCACCTTCTGGATCGTCTCAAAGTCGTAGCGGTCAATAATGGCCTCGTGGCAGTTCTCCACCACCGCCCATTCCTCGCGGGGCTTCACCACCAGCCGCTTCACCCGGTAGCTGGGGGTGGTCACGCGCCCCTGCTCCAACACGCCGATGTAGACCGGATTTTTCAGAATCCGCAACACCATCCCGGCATCCCACACGGATTCCTCTTTCAGCCGGAAGGACGTGGAGTAGCGCATCCCCTGGGACCGCTTGTAGTCCATGGGAGTGAGGATACCCTCCGCCGTCAGGCGGTCAGCTATATCGCCCGCGCTGATTCCTTCCAGCTTCCATTTGAAAATGTCCCGCACCACACCGGCGGCGTATTCATCTACCAGCAGGCGGTGGCGGTTCTCCGGGTCCTTCCGATAGCCAAAAACAGCAAAAGAGCCGATGAAATCTCCGCGCTGGCGTTTGATCTCAAGCTGGCTCCGTGTTTTCACCGAGGTATCCCGGCAATATGCCTCGTTTATGAGGTTTTTGAACGGGATAACCAGCTCATCAGATTCCGCGTTGCTGTGCAGACTGTCATAGTTGTCGTTGATTGCGATAAAACGCACACCCAGAAAGGGAAATAACTGTTCCAGATATTCCCCTACGCCCAAGTGGTCCCTGCCGAAGCGGGACAAATCCTTGACCACAATGCAGTTAATCTTGCCAGCCTTGACCTCCGCCATCATCTCATGAAAGGCCGGACGGTCAAAATTGGACCCCGTGTAGCCGTCATCCACTTTCATGCCGCACTCCCGCAGTTCCGGGTGGCGCGTCATGTAGTCACGGATCAAATCCTTCTGGCCCGTGACGCTGTTGCTTTCCTCCTTGTCGCCGTCCTCGCGGGACAAGCGCACATAACCGCAGGTATTCCATACCTGTTCAGCGGAAATATTCATATTCTTCTCTCCTAATTGTTAAAGTTAATCAGCAAAACACTTTAACAACCAGGGGAGCGCCGGTTTGTCCTGTTGCCGTCATGTTAACATAACTTCCCGGCAATGTCCAGAGTGTTTTGCAAAAAAGTTTGTGTCAGCATTTGGAGCGTATGTAGGAGAGCATCCGGTCCTCCAGGGTTACATCCGTGTCGGTAAAACTGACCTTCACAACATATTTCCCGTGGCGGTAGCAGTAGGGATTGCCGATCTGCCGGATGAAGTCCAGAATCCTCTCCCGCTTGGGCAAATCGGTGTTGACCTTCACTTCCCGAATATCCCGCAGGCCGGTCGGGTCCACAGTCCGAATATCCACATTCTGCATAGCCTCGATCTGTTCCATGGAATAAGCACACGGTTCCATGTTTGTACCTCCTTTGCGATGAATCAATACCGCCGCAGACCTTCTGGCCTGCGGCGATTTGTGATGTATCAGCCCTTGAAGCGGTAAGGGAGCTTGCGGCCTCCGCGCTGCTGGCTGTTGTA